TGACGAGGCTGAGGAGCTGGTCGACCGGCGGACGTTTGACACGATCGACGACTCGATACGCAGCCAGTTGCAGCCGAACCGCGTCATTTTGTCGCTCAACCCGTCCAGTGTGGACCATTTCCTTTACGGGCTGTTTGTGACCGCGCGACGGGCGGACACGTTGTATATCCACACGACGTGGCAGGACAATGTGGACAACTTGTCCACATCGTTTGTGGAAAAGATTGAGCAGACGCGACGGGACAACCTGCCGCGATACGCGCATATCTACGGCGGCGAGTGGCGCCGAGAGGTGGCAGGGCTGCTGTGGACGCGGGCCGAGATCGAGCGGGCGCGCATTGCGGCACGGCCGGACGATCTGGCGCGGGTGCTGGTGGCCATAGACCCGGCGATTACGGCGCATGAATCGAGCGACGAAACCGGCATTGTGGTCGTCGGCGCCGATCGGCACCGGAAGGGCTATGTGCTAGACGATCTGAGCGGACGCTATACGCCGAACGAGTGGGCAACAATCGCGCTCGACGCGGCGCGCCGGTGGAATGGATCTATCGTGGCGGAAACCAACCAGGGCGGCGATATGGTGACGGCCGTGATTCGCTCGCTCGGCGAGCGGGGCCGCGGCGTGCGGATCATCGACGTGAAGGCAAGCCGGGGCAAACTAGCGCGCGCAGAACCGGTGTACTCGCTGTATCAGGAAGGCCGAATCTTCCATTGCGGCACGTTCCCGCTGCTTGAATCGCAGATGGCCGGATTTAACCCAGAGTCGACCACGACGTCGCCGGATCGCGTGGACGCGCTGGTCTGGGGGCTGTCTGCGCTGCTCTTGACGGGGGCGACCCCATTCGTTGTCTAGGGCGCTACCGCGCGCGGTTGTTGCTGTGTGGATATGTGGATAACTTGCCATCGTGAACGAATCCGGGGGCCCTATAACGTCACCCTTCCTTTCTCGCGTGTCTAGCGCGCTGGCCGTGCTGCGCGGGACATCGGAGACGCGCGCCGTTACGCCGGCCATGATGCCCGGAGGCACGATCGGCGCCGCAGCCGGCATGGCGGGGTTGTCGCTGGTGCGCACGGCCAACCCGCAGGAGTACAAGCCGGACGGCGCCACGGTCCGCGCGCAGGGCTTCAATAAACATCCGGTGGTGCACGCCTGCATCCGCGCGATTGCCGATATCGTGGCATCGGTGCCGCTCATCGTGCTGCGTGAGCAAGGCGAGATGGAGACGCGGGTGCCGCTGACGCATCCGCTCCAGCGACTGCTCGATTCGCCGGGCCCGCGCATGACCGCGCGACAGATGCGGGCGCGGCTGGCCGTGGATTACGTCGGATACGGGAACGCGATGTTCCAGCTCGAGCGGCCGGCGCCTGGGCGGCTGCCGCTGGCGATGCGCGCAATCAACCCGGAGTCGCTGCAATCCGTCTGGGTGGACGCCGAGGGCGACCCGAGGCGCTACGATTATGGCAATTGGGCGGGCGTCATTGTGCAGGTGCCGGCCGAGGACGTCATCCACTTCCGCGACCTCGACATGCCGCGGCCATATTACCCGGATGTGTTCGGGTTTCCGCGCGGGGCTACGGCGATCGCGTCGATGACGGCGGACAACGAGGCGACGCAATACGTGCGGCAGGTAGTCACCAACGACGGCACGCCAACGTTTGCCGTGCTGCTGTCTGATGAGGCAACACAGGACGACGCTAGCGCGATGCAGGACCGCTACCGCGCGCGCGTGGTAGATCGCGGCAAGCGGGGCACGCCCGCGTTTTTTGGCAGTGTCCGCGACATTAAGCCGCTCGGGTTTACGCTGTCCGATTTGGAATTTCCCGACCTCCGGCGCGTCTCGCGCGAGGATATTTGCGCGGCGTTCGGGGTGGATCCGCGGATGATCGGGATCGCGTCGGCCACGTCGGATGCAGGGCTCTCCGGCACGCAATACGTCGAGGCTCGCGCGCGGCTGGTGCAGCACACCATCGAGCCGATTTTAGGCGCCATTGAGGACGAGCTCAACCACTGGCTGTCTCCGGAATACGGCGACGTCTACATCGTATACGATCACGCCGTGCTTTCGGATCTGATCGAAAACGACACGGTGACGTCAGAGCGCGTGCAGAAGGAATTTGGGATCGGGCTGCGCACGTGGGAGGAATCACGGCGGGCGCTCAAACTGTCGCCGGTGCCGATCCCAACCGATACCATTGCACTCAAGACAGGCACGCAGCTAGTGCCGGCGGCCGTCGCGGTGATTGACCCGCGCGCCGTGCTCGATCCGGAACCCGCCGAAGCTGAGCAGCTAGCCGGCGCCGGACCGGGGCCAATGACGACCGAAGCCGGCGCGGCCGCGATGGACGCGGCGGAGGCAGAGCAGGGGCAGGAGGCAGAGCAGGGGCGCCACGTGCGCACCATGGCCGACAGCGCGCTCTCCGGTGACCAGATCGAGCAGATGGTCGAGCTGCTAGAGTCTCTGGCAGAAGGCGAGCTGCCGCGCGATGCGGTGCAGGCGGTGATGATGGCCGCGTTTCCAGCCGTGCCGTTGTCGACCATTGCCGCAATGCTGGACGCCATGGTCGGCTTTGTGCCAGCGGAAGAAGAGCCGGAAGCGCCGGAGGCGCCAAAGGAAGAGCCGGAAGAGCCGGAAGAGATGGCGGCGGCGATGTGGTGGGAGCGGTTGACGCCGGAGCAGCTGGCGGCGGAGCCGCGGTATCAGCAGTGGACGCGCGCGATGGAAGAATTGACGCGGCGCGAAGAGCCATGGTATACGGCGGGCGTGTCTCGGTTCGCGGCTGAGCGCGAGCAAATCGGCTCGTTGTTCGGTTTGGGGAGCCGCGCAACCAAGACCACGCAAGAGATTCTCGACGAGATCCAGCGGCGCATCCGGCAGGGATTTAAGCCGAACGGCGAGTATTACGAAGCCTGGCGCGCCGCGTTCCTCGATCTGATTGGCGAGATGTATATGGTCGGGGCGCGGCAGGTGTCGGGCGTCGGGCTGTCGTTCTCGCTGCAATCGCCGGAGGTGCTGAACGCGATCAGCAAGCGATCGGGGCGGTTGGCGGAACTAGTCGGCAAGACGACCAGCGATAATATCCTGTCCGCGATCCGCGCCGCCGAACTAGCCGGCATGTCGGTCAAGGAAACGGGCCGGCTCGTGCAAGCGTCGGTCTATAACGAAGTCATCACCGACAACAGAAGCCGCACCATTGCGCGCACCGAGTCGGCCGGCGCGATGAGTCAGGGCACGTGGGATCAGGCCACGCAGGCCGGGATCTACCGCTCTAAGGAGTGGCTCGCGTTTGAGGATAGCAAGACACGCGAGACGCATACGCGGTGTATGGAACAAGGCCGAATTCCGTTTGACGACGCGTTCAGCAACGGGCTGGCGTATCCGCTTGACCCATCTAGCAATGACCCGGCCGAAATAATTAACTGTCGGTGCGTGCTGGCGACGTATATCACCAGCGTGGATGAGGAGCCTATCTAGTGAAAACGACCATACCGGCGCAGGTGCGCCACATCGCCGACGCACACCTCCAGCTGCGAGCCGACACCGCGTTGCCCGATGGCGTGGCGGGCCGTGTGTCCGGTGTCGCGCTCACGTATGAGGTGGTCGACAGCTACGGCACCATGTTTGCGCGCGGCTGCACGAAGGCGACCATCGAGCGCAAGGTGAAGGCGCGAAAAGTGCCGCTGCTGATGGACCATGAGCGGCGCACCGGCGCGCACGTCGGTGTGGTGTCGATGATGCAGGAGATGGGCGACAGTCTGATGATGACCGCCGATCTATTCGACACGCCGGAGGGCCGCGCGGCGCTCGAGTACGTCAAGGCCGTGATCGGCGCCGGCGCCACGACCGGCTTCTCAATCGGCTTTGCACCGCGGCGCACCGAAGCCGTCACGGTCGACGGGCAGATCGTGGAACGCTTTCTAGAAATCGAATTGCGCGAAGTGTCAATCACGCCAATGCCGGCCGTGCCTGGCGCCGACATCACGTCGGCACGGCATGATGACGGCGGCGCGCTCGAGCGAAGCGACGAAGAGCTACTGACGGCGGCCGCGATGGCCGTCTTGAACGCGTTGCCCGTGAGCTCGCGGGCGGCGCTGCTGGCGCAGTACACGCACGAGCAGGCACGACCCGAACCCGACCAGCAGGCGACACCGCACAGCCGTGCGGATTGTCCCGCCACTGACCCGGCGCCGGCGCCCGTGGATGCGCGCGCGACCGATGGACATACCACGATGGCGCACCGTCTCGCGGCGGTACGTTCCACATACTGAGGATATCATGAAAGCACCACTGGTGAGCAAGAACCGCGCGGCCGCTGAGCTGCGCGAGAAGGCGCACAAGATCCGCCACGACTTGGTTGACGCGACCAACGTCTACACGGCCGAAGAAGTCGACAAGATGACGGCCGATATCCGCTCGTTTGAGATGCGCGCGCAGGCGGCCGCCGAGTTTACGCCGGATGCTGAGATCCAGCGTCAGGGCGGCGACGAAGGGCTCACGCGCGTGGACGCGGGCGCTCCGGCGCGCACCGAGTTTGCAAACATGGGCGACGCGATGACCGAAGTGCGGTCGACGATCGTCAACGCGTTTAGCAACGTCGGGAGCTACATCCGCGCGGCCACGCGTGGACCGGCGAACGCGGCGGAAGCGGCGGCGCTGCGCGAAGTGGACAAGTTTACGCGCACGATCACCGGCAGCACTAACGGCGGCGAGTACCTGCTTCCGTTGACGCAGGTGCCGGAAATCTTTTCGGTGTCCAATCAGCAGCCCGGCTTGTTCCAGTACGCGCGCCGGTACAACGTGCCCGGCCGCTCGCTGCGCATTCCGTATCTGGTGCAGGATGAAGGCACCACGACGCTGAACCGTCCGATGGCTGGTAAGATTGCCAACGTCACGATCGTGGGCGAAGGCGCCACCAAGCCGACGCGCGAGCCGACGTTCGGCCAGCGTTTGCTCACGATGTACAAGTATGCCGCGATCACGCAGTTCGGCGACGAATTGCTGGGCGACGATTTCACGGGCGAGCTGCCGAGCGAAGTCACGACGGCTGTTGGCGGCCAGATCGTCAACAAGCTCAACGAAGACATCACGATCGACGGCACGGGCTCGAGCGAGCCGCTCGGCGCCCTGAACAACGCCAACACGGCGCTGATCTCGGTGAACCGCGCGACCGCATCGACGTTCACCGCGGCGGATGCGTTCGCCATGTATGAGCGCCACACACACGGGCCGAACTCGGTGTGGATGATTTCCCGCCGCGTGCTGGCCAAGCTGTTTGCCATGCAGCAGACCAACAACACGATGGTGACGTGGCTGGCCAACCTCCGCGACAAGCCGCAGATGCTGTTGCTTGGTCTTCCGGTGGTGGTCACCGACCTGCTCCCGACGCTCGGCACGAAGGGTGACGTCGCGCTGGTGAACGGCGATTTCTACTCGATGGGCCTGCGCCAAGCGCTGACGGTGGAATCGTCCATTCACGTGGCCTTTGTCCAGGATGTGACGACATACCGCTTTGTGGCACGTGGCGGCGGTATCCCGCTCCCGACGTCGACGTACGCCTACAAGGTGGACGGCGCCGGCAACAAGGTCGATCCGCATTCGCCGTTCGTTACGCTTGATGTCCCTGCATCGTCCTGATGCGGTGATTGATGACCCGACCCCCGGCGGTGCCGATCTGGCGCCGCCGGGGCGTTCGGCGTTGGTCGAGGTGATGGCGGTGACGGAATGTGTGATCGACGGAACGCGCCGCGTCGTGGGCGAGGCGTTTACCGTGGCGGCTGATCGGGTGGATGCGCTGGTCGGGTATGGGTACGTGCTGCCCGATGCGCTATTCGACCTGATGCAGCCGGAGGCGGCGGCGCAATGGCGCGACCGGCCGCGGCGCGGGCTGACCGCGCAGTCGCTGGTGTGCGATCCCGCGACCACGGACGCGCTGTGGAGCGGCGACGGGCGCACGCTGGCGCCGGCCGGATGGGCGGAAACGTCAACGTATACCGCGGCGCCGGTGACGCCTGGCGCGGTGCGCGTGTTGCAGCTGACGCAATATGACCCCGGCTCGAGCGTCTACCGCTACCATAGCGCGGCCAATAGCGTCGACGGGGTCGTCTCGGCCATGGTCCGGTACGGCGACAGCAACCCGCATTGCTCATTGCGGCAGTGGGACGGCGAGCTGCACCGGCGCACGGTCGAGCTATTGGCCATGACGGCCGATGTAATTCACGTACACATGGACTGGCGCGCGCTGCACCAAGACTTGCGCTACGTGCTGCGCGAGGGCCAGCGGGCCGCGATCACGTATCACGGCAGCGTGCTCCCGGGAGACGGCGCCCGCGTGCTGGTGGACCACGACGGCGACCGACGTATGGGCGCAATGCAGTTCGGCGCGCGCCCGTACCATGGCCGGCACGGCGTCACGCGCTATCTGCCTATCCCGGTGCCGGTGGCCGACTATGCGGCGGCCGCCCAATCACACCGGCGCGGCGATGTCCTTCGCATTGCGCACAGCCCGACCAAGCGAGAGATCAAGGGGACACGGACGCTCTTGGATGCGGTCGACTGGCTGCGCGATGTGGAAGGGCTGCGGATTGAGGTGGTGATGATCGAGGGGCTCGAGCACGGCGCCGCGTTGCGACTCAAGGCGTCGTGCGATGTCACCTTCGATTCATTTTGGCTGGGCATGCAAGGCAGCGGCATTGAAGCGGCCGCGATGGGGCAAGCCGTGATCGCGGGCGACGCGCTGGCGGCCGGCGAAGCGGCGGCGCTCAACGGCGGCGCGTGTCCGTGGACGTATGCGGATGAGCGCTACCAGCTGCTGACCGTGCTGGCGCGCTTGGCGACCGATCCGGATTATCTAACGGCCGAAGCGGCGCGGGTGGGCGCCTACGTGGCGCGGGTGCATGACTATCGGGCCGTTGGCCAGCGTTACCGCGCGTTCCTTCAAGAGGTGTAGCATGGCATTGCCGACGTTTACCGACCTGAAAACGTACCTGCGCATTGAGACGACGGCGGAAGATACGCTGTTGGCCGCACTGATGGCGCGCGCGAAAGCAATGATTGAGGCGTGGACGGATACGCCGATGACCGCGACCAGTCAAACGGCGATCGACCGCGCCGACGCGCTGGCCATGCCGGTGACGTCGCTGGTGTTTCCTCGCCGGCCGTGCGCGGTTACGGCCATCGTCGATGTGGATAACGTCGCGGTGCCGGTGGCGGATTACTGGGTTGATGGCCGATCGGGCGTCATCTACGCCAAGCAGGGCATTGCGTTTCCGTATGGACCGTACACGATCACGGCCAATGTCGGGCTGTCGCTGCGCGCGGATTACGCGGCGCTCGAGCCGTTGCTCACCGAGGCAATCATCGACCTTGCGGCGGATCTGTACCAGCGGCGCACGCCTGGCGCCTCATCGGAGACGGCGGCCGGCACGACGATCCACTGGGACGCGAGCCGGGAGACGGTGGCGCGCGTCATGAAAACGCTGCGCCTGCTGAAGCTTGGGGTGGCACAGTGACGGTGGCGCCGGGGCTGCTTGATCGACGGCTGTCGTTCTACGCACGCACCGAATCGGGCGCCGATGGATTTCAGCGGCCGACGTATGTGCTGACCGGCACGTACTGGGGGCGGCTGGACGACACCAGCGCGGCGCAGCAGATCCCGCTCAGCCCGCAAGCGCACCAAGAGCAGCGGTACGACGCGGCCGCTACCGTCATGGATTACGTGGCGGTGCCGGTCAACGGCATCGTGCGCGATACGGCAGGCCCGGTGTATTTCGTGCGCGGGATCGTGGCACAGCGCGCGCTCCGGCAACAGAAGGTGACGCTCGAGCGGATCGACCCGACGCACTACGGCACGTATACGCTCTTTGACCCGGCCGACGTGGCCGACGGGGTGCACTTGGTGACGACACCGGTGGTGGCCGCATGACCACACTCGGGCGCGATCCTCGGCGCGAGTGGACACCGGCTGAGCGAGCACGGGCCGAAGCAATTACCGCGCAGTATGGCGGCACGCTCACCACGACGGCGCCCGCTCGGCCGCTGGGCGGGATGTCGCTCGAGTGGGACGATGGGCAGGGCGACCGCATCCAGCTGCACGCCGAGAATGCCGGCGCGCTGGTGGGGCTGCTGGCGCGCGTGGCGAAGGTGCACGTACAGATGAGAGCAGGCGACACCACTTCTAATACCGGGGCATAGCATGGCCGTTTTCTTTAAGTTCGACGCGTTCGCCGAAGCCGTCGCTGAGAAGGTGCACGACCTTGGGACGGACACGCTCAAAATGTACCTGAGCAACGCCACGCCGTCGGCGTCGGCCGATGCGGTGAAGGCGGATCTTGCGGAGATCACGCCGGGCAACGGCTACACGGCGGGCGGTAATATCGCAGCGCAGACCAGCAGCGCACAGGTGGCGGGGCTCTACAAGCTCGTGCTGGCAGATCCGGCCGCATTCACCGCGTCCGGCGGCACCATTGGGCCGTTCCGCTACGCGGTGCTGTACAACGACACGACGGCGAGCGACAACCTCATCGGCGCATGGGATTACGGCGCGGCGATTACGCTGCAAGCGGGCGACTCGTTCACGGTTGACTTCTCGCCGACCACTGGCGTCCTCACGCTTCAGTAAGTCACAACCACGGGGCGTAGCATATGGCGTTAATGGCGGATCGCGTCCGAGAGACGACGACCACGGCAGGCACGGGCACAATCACGCTCGACGGCGCCGCGACCGGATACCAGAGCTTCGGGACCGCCTTTGGATCTGGCGCCCTGGTGTACTACGTGATTGCCGGTCCGGTGGAATGGGAAATCGGCATTGGCACCACGGGCGCCGGCACGCTCGCACGCACGACGGTGCTGCAATCCACCAACGGCGACGCGCTGGTTCCGTTTTCGGCGGGCCAAAAGGACGTGTTCTGTGCGTACGTGGCTGATCGAGCGGTGACGACCAGCGATGCGGCGGCGCTCACCAACAAGACGATTGACAGCTATACGAACTTTGTCGGCGCCAATCAGCTGCACTTGAAGTGCAAGGCGATGGCGAACTTGGCGAAGGGCACGGTATGCAAGATTACCGGATGGAATGCCGGAGAAAACGCCGTCGAAGTGAACGCCATGACGTCGACGGCCGATCTCGCGTTCGGCGTGATGTATACCGCGCTGACCACGGGATCGTTCGGCGAAATCATCAACACGGGCTATCTCGAAGGCATTAACACCAACGCGTATGCTCCGGGCACGATCCTCTACCCGAACGGCACCGGTGGCTTTACGTCGACCAAGCCGACGAGTGGCACATATCAGGCGTGCGCGTATGTGCTGCGTCAGCAGAGCGTAAACGGCACGATCTATGTGGAGTTCACGAATCCGAGTCAGGTCGAGGCCAGCACCAACACAGGCAATACGCTGGTGCTGCGCGACGGAAGCGGGAACTTTGCAGCAGGCACAGCTACGCTGACCGGGCTTGATGTGAATGGCGCCACGACGTTGCGCGGCAATGTGTCGTTCTTAGCTGACGCCACATACGACATCGGCGCATCGGCGTCGGCGCGACCGCGCAATGTGTACGCGTCAAGCGATGCGTTTTTCGGTAGCGTGCGAGTTGGGCGTGGGGCGACATTTGTTGGTGGAAATGTGGTGTGCGGCGGTTCGGCATTGGCTGCTGTGACCACAGGGGGAACCAACACCGCGTGCGGCGAACAAACGCTGCAAGCAAACACCACTGGCTCGTCAAACACGGCTGTTGGATTTGCTGCGCTCAAAGCCAATGTCACGGCCACGTTGTGCACGGCAGTTGGCGTAAACGCGCTGCTGTCCAACGCAAGCGCGACGGGCTCCGCGACGGCGGTCGGGTATTCCGCATTACAGGCGCTCAACGGTGGCGGGGCGTGCACGGCTGTCGGCGTCTCTGCGCTTGAAGCGGCAACGTCTGGCAACGATAACACGGCGGTTGGTCGATCGGCTGGCAATACGGTAAGCACCGGCGGTTTAAACACGATCATGGGCCGCAGCACGGGCACGACGATCACCACCGGAAGCCGCAACACGATTATCGGTCGCGGCGCCAATGCGTCAGCGGCAGCCGGCAACGACCAGACAATTGTGGGCGAAGGGCTGACGGGCAAAGGCGACGACACCGCTTTTATCGGCGGCGTAAACGGCGCATATAACGAAAAAAACGTGACAACGTGGGAAACCGTGTCGGACGCGCGATTAAAACGCGACATCGTGGACAACCACGACGGGCTTGATAAGATCAACGCGATCCGCGTGCGGAACTTCACCTATCGCACGCCGTCCGAGGTGCTCGAGCTCCCCGCCTCTGCCGCGATCGACAAGCCGGGCGTACAGTTGGGCGTGATCGCGCAAGAGATGCTGCCGGAATGCGTCACCGAGACGAGCGAGGGCGTCAAGAGCGTCAGCACGGACGCCGTGCTGTATTATCTGATTAACGCGGTGCAGCAGCTGAGCGCGACGGTGGAAACCCTGAAGCAGGAGCTTGGACGATGAGCGCACCCATAACGATCCAGACGGCCGCGATCCAGTACGGCGGCGGCACCACGGACGCCCACTGTGTGATTGTGGCCGATACCGTGGCCGGACCGACGACCGTGCAGCAGGTGGTGTCGCTTGTGTCCTCGACGCTCCCGGACGATTGGGAGGACGCGGATCTGTGCGCAGCGGTGGCGGCGGCGCTTGGTGTGCCGGCTGAGGATGTGGCCGTCGCGGTGCCCACCGCCGGCGCCGAGGCCTAGCAATGTTCAGCGGCGCGCCGTTTAGTGCGCTGCCGTTTGCGGCGACGGGCGCGCGAGCGCTCACCGCCGACGCTGGGACGTTTACCCTCACCGGGCAGGCGGCAGGCTTTGGGCTGGGCATGGGCGCCGACGCGGGCGCCTTTGCGCTCACCGGGCAGGATGCCACGCTGACCATTGGGCGCCGGTTTGCCGCCGACGCGGGCGCCTTCGCGTTGAGTGGGCAGGACGCCACGCTTGCCTTTGCGCGCCGCATGGCATCGGACGCGGGCGCCTTTACGCTCACCGGGCAGGATGCCGCGTTCAGGCGCGCGATGGCGGCCGACGCTGGCGCCTTTACGCTAGTCGGACAGGCGGCCGACCTGATCGCCGCGCGCCGCATGACGTCGGACGCGGGCGCCTTTACGCTGACCGGGCAAGCGGCCGCGCTGCTGATCGGGCGCCGGCTTGTGGCCGAGGTTGGGCCGTTCACGATTACCGGCCAGCCGGCCGCGTTCGGGCGCGCGATGGCGGCCGGCGTGGGCGTGTTCACACTGTTGGGCTACCCGGCGGTACTGGAGATTAGCGGGGTGGTGCGACTGCGCGGCCGCGACCTCAGCGGGCCGTGGTTCCGCGACGAGGACCTGAGCGGGCCGGCGTTCCGCGAGCGCGAAGAAAGCGGGGCGGCGTACCGAGTGCGCGATACCTCACACAGCTACTGGTGATCTATGACAAGCGTTCTCACGGCCAAGCCGATCTACCCAGCCAACGCGCACCTGACGCGCCATGTGATCGAGGCATATGACCCGACCACCGACAGCTATATCCCGTTTGTGGGCGGCGTGTTTCGCGTGTCGATTTGCGAAGAGGCGGACGGCACCGACCCCATTAACGGGCTGGTAGATTTGCTGATGGCACCGGTCCCTGGCGCGGTGGGCAGCTACTACCGGCAGCTCAACGGCACCGAGCTCGCGGCGCTCGAGCCGTTTGTCGGACAGGTAGTCTATCAGATTGTGGCGGGCGGCGCTTACGATGATTACCGCGTGGTCACGCCGATGATCGTCACCGCGCCGCGGTACGCGCAATGAGCGTGAGTATAGTGGACCGCTCCGCGCTCGCCGTGCGCCGGTATGACGAGGCGGCGCGCCTAGGACTGGACGCGTCGGCTAATCACCTGCGCGTAGAGATCGTCAAGGCGTTCGGGTCGAACTACTACAAGGGCGGCGCCTTCCGGTCGACCTTGCAAGTCAAGCAGTCGATCCGAAAGCTGATGCCATACCGCGTCGCCGCGGCATGGGAAACAATCGTCGGCACCAAGTTTATCGAAGCCCTCTATTGGGAGCTTGGGCACCGGAACGCCTTTACCCGCAAGCATGAGCGGGTGCAGCTGTGGGTTCCGACGGCGGCGTCCAATGTGGAAAGAATGCGGAAAACATTTGCCGTGATCGTGGCCCGCATGATGGGGGCGCCGTGACCGACCTTCCGCGCTATGCGTTACCGGGCACGACGGCGACGCCATCGACCGGCAGCACGGTCCAGATATACGCCACGATCCGGGCGGCGCTGTTGGACTACGTCACGGTATCGGGGGACACGCTGCATACCCTGCTCGGACGCGACGCGACGATCTACGTACGGTCACAGCCGGAGCCGCCGACGTTCCCATACCTCACGCTCCTGCTGAACCGCACCTCCGAGGCCGCTTACAACGGCTACCGCGAGACGGCGCTGCTCGAAGTGCAGGCGATCGGGAAGCCGGAATCTCAATTACCGCTGGTTGAGTCGCTGATGGATATCGTCGACCAGTGCCTAACGTCTTACACCGACCCGCGCTCCGGCTTGATGGTCGGGCGATCGCGGACACGGCAAACGGTGCCGATGTTTTCCACACCGGCTGAATCGGCGACGGTTGGCGTGATCGCTAGCTATGCGTTGTATATGTGGCCGCAGGTGCTGACCAGCAGAGCCACCGCCTAACTTTTCGCGTTGTATATTGCAGCACCACCACCACCGAGGATCTCGACATGACCGCTCCGCTTACCGGCTTTACCTCGACCTTTCCGACCGACGTCTTGATTGACTCGGGCGTGCTGTACGTGGGCGCCACCGTGTTCGGCGCCTTCCAGGGCGGGCTCAAATTTGACCCGGCGGCGACGTACCTCAACACGGAATTTGACGGCAAGCGGTCGCCGGTGCGGTTGCTTGACCGGAAGTCGGCCATGGCGCCGGTCATCACGGGTACCGTGATTCAGCTGTCGACGACGAACGTCGCGCAGATCGAGCCCGGCGCCACGGTGTCTGCGTCAGGCGCCTGGACGGGATCCACGTCCTACCTGCCGAAGCGCGCCGCCTCCTATCTGGTGGCCGGTGACTACCTGAGCGACGTGCGCGCCATCTGGCTGCGCGGCGGCGGAAGCTTTGTCCAGGTGCGGTTCCCGTCTGCCCTGCTGACCAAGTATGACGTGACGTCACAGGATGGGCAGGAAGTGGCGATCTCGCTCGAGATTCAGGCACGACTCGACATGAGCGCCAGCGGTGCGAACACGGGCGACGCGCCGTATCGGATTGAATACCTCGCCGCGGTTTAACTCACGATTCACAGAGCTGCTATGTCGACCATGATTGACCTTGATGCGTTGGTGCGTACGGATCGGTTGCCGAAGGTGCAGCTATTCGGGCGCGCGCTCACCATCATGCCACTGACCGGCGCGGCGGCGCATCGCATCGCCGTCGTGCAGGACGCCGACACGAACGGCGCCGGGATGCTCGCGGCGCTGCTTGATGTGATCGGGGTGCTGTTGCCGACGCTGACCGCAGACGAACGCGCGGCGTTGTCGGTCGACCAGATCGGCGCCATCGTGCAGCTGTCGCGCGGGCAGGTGGCGGAAGTGGAAGCGCAGATCGCCGAGGCGGCTGCAAAAAACTAGCCGCGACCGCTGCGCCGGCCGCCTCATCGGGTGGGGCGGTGTTGGTGCGGTGGTCGCTGCCTGAGTATATCGGACGGGTAATTGTAGAAACCGCCACGGCGACCGGCCAGTCCGTGCGCGCCGTGGCGGTTGAGCCGTTTGCGCTGACGTTGTGGACGTGGGCGACGGTGCGGCAGATCGCGCGCGAAGCGTCGGTTGAGCGGATGGGCGAACGGACGGACCTGGCCGGGCTGGTGGCGGTGGCGTTTCACGATCCCGGCAAGTTGGCGCAGGCGGAGTTGCGGTATCTGGCGGCCGCTGGCCGGCTGGGGACTATGCTGGACACCACGCGCGAGCGGCTGACCGGACTCGCCGAGCAGATGGACGCGGCCGCGGCGCGGGCGATAAGAGACACTGCACCGGCGGCGACGCCAGGCGAGGGCTAAGCTATGGATGTATTCGCGCTGACTATGCGGCTGAAAGCCGAGGGCGCCGCGCTGGTGAAGGCGTCGTTGGCGACCATGCAGTCAGGCATAAAAGCGGCCGAAAAAGACGCCAAGGGGTTAGACAAGTCGCTCGGCGGATTGTCAAAAGCGTTTAAAGCACTCGGCGCCGCGGCCGCTGTTGGCGTGACGTTTAAGAAAATTATTGACGAAAGCAGCAGCGCACAGTTTGCACAGGCGCAGTTAGCCAGCGCGCTCAAGTCGACCGGGTACGCAGCAGGGCAAAGCGTGAGGGACTTGAACGACCACGCGTCGGCGTTGGCACAGTTAACAATGTTCGAAGACGATGCGATTACGGGCGCGCAAAATTTGCTCCTGACGTTTACGAAAATTCAGGGCGACACGTTCCCCAAAGCGACGGAAGCCGTGCTGAATATGTCGCAAGCCATGGGCACGGACTTGAAGGGCGCCGCGATCCAAGTCGGCAAAGCGTTAAACGATCCGATTCTTGGCGTCACTGCGTTAGGGCGTGCCGGCGTGCAGTTCACGCAGCAGCAAAAAGACCAGATTAAAGCAATGGTCGAAGCTGGAAACACAGCGCAGGCCCAAACGATCATTTTGAAAGAGCTTGAAACGCAGTTCGGCGGATCGGCAGAGGCGGCGCGCAATACGCTTGGCGGCGCGCTGGCCGGCCTCAAAAACGATTTTGGTAATCTGTTTGAGGTGGCCGAGCCGGGGACGGCTGACGTGGTGCGAGGCCTCAATGATATTGGCAAGATGCTGCGCGATCTGAAAACATGGATGGATACCAACAAAGTATTTCCCATCATGTTCCGCGAGCTGGTCCTGCTTGCGCAGGCATTGGCCGACACGGTGCGGTGGTTTGGATTGCTTGGGAAACAGGCATCCGCCACGTTTGGCATACTGAGGGGCGGCGTCGTCATTATGGCGGGCGTGAAGCAAGCCAGCACAAAAATGATTCAGGCGGGCGTTGATTTGATTAAGACAAACAACGCCGAGTATGACGCAATCCAGCGCAGCATGGGCGCGCTTATTGACCAAGGCCGCGAACGGGAATCTGCCACGCGCGCTATGTCTCGTTTTACCGGCGCGCTTGATGACGTCATCGGGTCAACGACGCAATTTTACAACCTGACGGGGCCGTCAAGCGGGCGCACTGGCAAGGGCGGCGGGGTGGTCAACGAAGAAGACACGCCCGTTATTGTGAATCGCGTCACGCTACTGACCGAGCTGGCCGGCATGGTGCAGCTGAGCACCGCCGAAGTGATGGAGCTATCGGGCGCCGAGTCGAATTTGCTGACGCGGTTACTTGCGGGCAACGTGTCGCTCGAGCAGCGCGTGAAACTCAATAAAGAATTGCTTGCGGTGCAGGGCGCGGTGTCGGCACAGTTTGACATGATGCTGAGCAAGCCGCCGACGGCGCTAGCGGCGACCGCGACGGAAGGGCGGGCGCCTATTGTGCCGAAAGCCGTATCAATTGATCCAGCGACGATTGCCAAAATACGGGCGAACGCGGACGCGATGGGACGCGAAATGGACGCGGCGGCAAAAAGCGTGCTTGACCGGACTGGCATAAATATTACGGAGCAGTTCACGTCTATTTTTGCCGATGCACTAGGCGCCGGGTTTGAAGCGGCATTTGCCACGGGCAAAATTAGCGAAGGCTTTAAGGCGTTTGGGAAAGCCATGCTGTCCGGGCTTGGCGGCATGTTGCAGGCGTTTGGCACGCAAACCCTGCTAGCGTCGCAAATCATGAAGCAGATCATGGTGTCGTTTGCGACGCTCAACCCGGTGCAGATGGCGGCCGCCGGCATTGCCTTAATCGCGCTCGGTGGAGCGCTCAAAGGATCGGCCAGTAGCATTTTTGGTGGTGGTTCTGCTGGGGGTGGTGCTAGCGCCGCATCCTACAGCACGAGCTCGAGCGCTATGACGGCGCCGCGGTTGCCGACGCTGACGTACGGTCCGACTAGTGCGGCCGGCGCGGCCGGGCTGTCACCGATGGGCGCCACCAACATTACGATTATCGGGCCGAACGATCCCGTTGCGCAGCGCGCGATGCAGGAGCTCATGACCAAAGCCAACCGCCGGGGGAACGTTTAAATGGCCTCGATCACATTTACCGATAGCACAGGGACGGCGACCCTCGACAACGGGCTTACGTCGTCAGCCGGTGGCGTCGGCTCGCGCTTTGCGTCCTGGGTGCCATTCACGCGACGGATTGGGGAGACCGCGACGGCGCTTGGCACCGGCGCCCGGTACGCCTTCACCTTCCGCATCGACTACGGCGCTGCGTTTGAAATGCGCGACCTACCAAACACGACGCAGCTGGTCGCCTTGCGCCTGATCCGTCACCTTGAAGGGGGCGGTGTGGTAACCGTCACAACGGACGACGCGGCCGCGCGCACGTACACCAACGCGGGGCTCGATCCGCAAGGCGCGGTGTCCCTGGCGTTTCAGGATCCGCAGTTCCTCACGTACTCGCTGTCGGTCGCGCTTATTAATTTGAGCGGCGCCGATATGCTCTGCCAATACTGACGCCATGCCAACGACGACCCTGCACTACCGGCTGCGCATCCGCACCGTCTCGACCGAAGCCGCACCGAACGGGACCGGCGATGAACTGTCGGTATCGTCGCTGCCGACAGACAGCGCGCCGTACATCGGATCGGCGCCGGACGGCGACGGGCAGGAGGTCGACCCGCTGACGGGATCGGTGCGCACCGGCACGTATACCGTCGAGGTAGTCGACGCGCAGACGGGGACCGATGGCACGGGCACTATACGCCACGTCACGCAAAAGCTCGAAGATGCGGGCGCGCGCCAGCAGCTGCTCAGCCGGCGCGCGTATGTTGAGATCAGCACGGACGCCGGCACGTCGTGGAGCACGCTGACGGCCGGCTACGTGACGTCAATTCGGTTGGTCAGCCCGATGCGGTACGCCGTGCAGATCGGCGACACGCGGCGCGTGGAGCAGACGCAGGCGATCTTTCAGGGTGGATCGCTTGGCAACTACACGACGCGCGGGACGATTACTGGCGGGCCGCTTACGAGCAGCTGGGGGCCGGTGCAGCCACGCGGAGGCTGGAAGTACAAGGTGCTTGCCGTAAGCGGCGGAAACGTGGTGCTTGATTTTCAGTCAGGGTACGGCGTTGGGCAAAACGCACCGGTTGTAACGGATTGGGCAAAGGTGACGCGCCCGCAGATTTCCGAGTTTATGGCGTCTTACCTGCAACCCAACCCGTTTGCGGTGGTCGGTGGCGCGTCGTTTTATGAAAACGCATTTACCGGCACATCGTTTGATGTGGTGTCGGGATCGTGGAAAGTATCATCCGGCATCGTGGCATGGATTGGGGCAAGCCCAACAACCGCGGCGCCGGTTAATGCGCTGGTTTGCACGGCCATTTTCTACCAGAACGATTTGAGCCTTGGTGTATATCGCGTTTATCTGTACTGGCCGACGTGTCCGTATTCGATTGGGGATACGGTGTATTGCTCGCTCTCTACCTCTGAAGTCACAGCACAGACGCCGCTGTACATTGACGCGCACCCGGTCGACCTAACGCTCGCCATATGGGACAACGCACGTATTGCATACGACGCCGCGGCGCCGTGGATTGCAGCCATGCGTGCGCTGGTTGGCGACTCGGTGCGGATTGCGTGTCGATTTACTGAGGCGCCCGTTATTGCGGAGTTTTTGGAGTCGGCCATCTTTGGGCCGTTTGGCATTTCCGCGCGTACCAATAGCAGCGGCGATCAAGAGCTTTTCCCCACGCGCATTCGCACGTCAACGGCGCCGACGCTCACGCTCAACGCAGCGGGCATGCGGTCGCCGGACGATGTCGTTTTCGAGCTTGACGAACGTACCGCGATTTCATCCATTACGCTGACGCAGCAATACATGCAGCCGTCGCTTGCGTCATCTAGCGAACGAACGGACGCAGACAATAACAGCGCATCGGCTCCGCTTGATGGCGTGATGGTCTCAAGCGTGTCGCAGACCGCGCAATACCTTGACCCAAACCTGACCGTATTTTCGGGCCGGAGCGTGGAGTACCGCGTACCCGGCATGATCCACACGGCGACGACGTGGGAGCCCGCGCTCGGGAGTCAGCTCGATGCAATCGCGGTGCCCGCGTTTGATCGATACGGGCGCGGCGCGGTGGGCGCCGACGTGCAGGTCCTTGCGGGCTCGAGCGCCGCGGCGGCCGCGATCGGGGATGAGATCTACTTTGAGGCGCCGCAGTACCCGAACAAAGGCTACCGCATCGGGGAATCCTCCGTCGGCGCGCGCATCATGCAGGTGGTCCGGCGCACGGAATTGCCATCCGGTCCCGTGCTCAGGCTGCTGGACAGTGGGTTAGCCGCGCAGCCGGCCACGTTGCCAACGATTAGCGTGGCCAAAGTTGCGGGGGCGCCAACGACAACGGCGGAATACACTATCACGAACGCCGCGACGCTCAACGCGGGCGGGCTAATTTCGGTGCGGGTGCAGTACGCCAGCGGCACGAGCACGCCGACGGGCGCCGGCGCCGACCATGCGGTCTATGCGCCTGGACAAATCCCGACGACGGCGCAAACGCTGCCGGGGCTGACGGTAGCCGGCCAAACGGTCTACGTCCGCGCGCGATCCGAGCAGGCCGCGCGGCGGCCGTCAAATTGGACGGCGTGGTCCTCGGTGACGCTTGATGCGGTGGGCGCCGTTACCGGGCTCGCGGCGTCGACTATCCGCACGACGGCGGCAACGCTCAGCTGGACCAACACGAGCACAACGTACCCGATCACGGTGTACGCCTATCAGGGCGCCAGCGCGCCGGCAGACTGGGGGCCGTATCAGGTGGCCACCGTGCCGGCGGGCTCGACGTCGGCCGTGGTGCGCACGCTCACGGGGCCGAGCGTGGCATGGCGTCTCGGGGTGGCGTATATCGCGCCGGGCGCCGTGGGCGCCGTGGCGTCGGTCGCCGTGACCACCAACAGCACGGTTGACCCGTCAAGTCGTCCGGCTGCGCTGGCCGTGATACCGGGCGTGGATGACGTCACGCTCACGCAGGGCATTACGCTGGCGCTCTGGGCCAGTGACCAGACGCTTGATCTCATCATCGAGCGCAGCACGTCGGCCGGCAGTGGGTACGCCGCGATCGCGCGCGTGAGCGGCTCGACGCCGACGTACGCGGACGAGCTGCCGCGCAACGGGACGACCTACTATTACCGGATTGCGCACGCGCTGGGCGGCTTTGCGCTGTCCTCGTATAGTCAGGTCGTGTCCGCGATCGCGCGCGGAATCCCGCGGGACGTGGTGCGGCCGGGGGCGGTGGCGCCGGTCGTGGTGGTCACGACGGCCGAGGCGGGCGGATTCGGCAACGTGATTTTAACGGTGTCCGATCCACAGGGCCGCGTGGTTGAGGTGTCGTTTCGCCAGCGCACTAACGGCGGCGCGTGGTCGGCATGGTACATTGAGGCCGTAAACCCCTACATCTACGGCGCGCTAATCCCGGCGGCCGGATTTGTAGAAATCGAATACAAGGTCGACGGCTACGCCGCGGACGGATCGCGCGGCATTTTGGCGGCCGGTGTGGAAACGTTTGATCAAAACGCCGTTAGTGATATGGTATCGGTCGTCGGCACCTTCACGAGCGCCGGCGCGCTAACGCTAGCCATATCGGCCGATACCGACACGGCGTCGATTCGCTACGCCGTCAGCACCAGCGCACAGCCGACACTGGCCACGACGCAGGCGGCCACCGCAATCGACGCGCGCAACTACACGGTGACGCTGGCGGGCCCGTATGTGGCAGGGACGACGGTATACGTGTCCGTGCTGGGGTATACCGCGATCGGAGGCGGCGGCGCCGAGTCGGTGCTGTTCCAGTACCGCTTTGTCCGTGACGGTGGGCTGGTATACACGGAATGTCTCGCGCGGATGGCAACATCGAGCGCGACGCAAATCGTGGTGACGGTGACCGGCACGGCGCCAAGTGGATCGCCAACGGTGCAGCTGGTGACTGCCCCAACGGGATCGGCAACGCTGGCGAGCGGCGCCGCGCCTGGTGTGCCGGTGGCGTCGGGCTCGAGCTGGACGTTCAATCGCGGCGCTGCACTTGGCCAACCCGGCGGCGCGCAGTTTCGCGCGGTGCTGGCCAGTGCGCAAAGCGATGACGACTTCATCGAGATCCCGGAGCAGGGGCGGGACACGACGTATTTGGCATCTCGCGCGCGCGTCACGGCCACGACAGATACCACGGTAAGTGTGCGGTATGCGGTGGCCGATCCGTACCCGCAAGGCACAAACTCGGTCACCGTGGCGTATCAATCGCTTGGGGTGCCAAGCGTGAGCCCCGCAAGTGGTGGCACGCTGACGCCGGCCGCGACACTGACAGAAGCCGCCGGAACGTATATCGACTACACCATTGGGCGGCCGGCATTCGGCGCGGGCACTGGGCGCGTGACGTACACCGCGACGGCATCCGGCCGCGTGTCGGATTCGGACGCGGTCGACGTGCCGGCGCAGGAGCGGGACACTATCAACTTGCTAAGCCGCGCGCGGATCTTTTCGCAGACCGCTACGCAGATGGTGATTCGGTACGCCGTGGCGACGCCGGTCGCGTTGTCGCCGAATACGGCATCTATTACCTACGTCACCGAAGGGCTAACAGGCGTGTCACCGACGTCGCCGCAATCCGTGACGCCGGAAACCAATACCGTGATTACTGAGCCGGCAGGAAGCTACGTGGATTTCACGGTGCCGCGGCCGGCCGCCACGGCCACGCCTGGGCGCATCACGTTTCAGTCGACGGCCACCGGACGGACGGCTAGTACGGACGCGGTCGACGTGCCGGCGCAGGACATTATCGGGCCGTCGCTGCAAATTGTCACCACGCCAAGTTCGACCACATACAGTCTCGTTGTCACATGGAGCGGCACAATTGCGTACGCGCTGGACGGTGTCACGCAATCCGTGGCCGGCTGGACGTCGCCGCGTACGGTGACTATTACGCGCTCCGAGTTCCTAGGATCTACGCAGGTGGCTGCATTTGCCGTGACGCGCGATTCCTCAACGGTGTCGGAGTCGATCGGCATTCCGCCTCAGGATAACGCCGGCGCCTCAATTACGATCGGCACACAGAGCGCCGACGATTCGACCGAGGTGTATACGTTTAGCTGGTCTAATAGCGGCATGCCGACCGGCACCACGTTTGACCTGACGTACACAACAACGACGACGGCCGGCGTGATCGAGCAAGGCACCATAAACGGCGCTACAAGCCCGGAGAACGTCACCAGCGGGTATAATATTGGGTCTACGCCGCGCTATCAGATGACAATAACGGCCATTAAATCCGGCACGCTGGTTCTTAGCAAGAGCCGGTCCGGAACCTTCTTGACCTAACCGCCACGCTATGCGCTTGCACCTGCTCGGCATTCCGCACACTGTCACGCATTCGGAGTGGTCGCACTGCGCCTTTACGCAGAAGGTGCGACGCATGGCGCCAATGATGCGGCCGTTTGGGCATCACGTGACGCATTACGGCGTGGCCGGATCCGTGAGCGGGGCCGACGTTGACGTGGTGGTCATGGAGCAGGACGAACACCAACAGCTGTTGGGGCATGCGTACCGGCATGACCAGCCGTACGGCGCCGATGCAGAGGACGGCAGCCCGCTCTACCGTCAGTGGAATCTGTACGCGCGCGCCGAGCTGGCGGAGCGCGTGCAGCCCGGCGACCTCATTTTGTGCCCGTTTGGGCACGCGCACGGCGCCGCGATCCGCGGGTTGCCGGTGCTGTCGGCCGGCGCCGGCGCGATCGAATCGGGGATCGGGTACTTCG